GACCGTTACAAAGTCCGGTTTATACGTCCAGTTATCGACCACGCCTTCATAGCGTTTCATTTGGCGGTCGCCGATCGCGCTAAACTCTCGCAACAGTTCCGCCCGGAACTTGCGATCCGTTTCCGCTATCCGTTGTCGGGCGGCGGAAACAAAACGGTTGTTACTCATCGCTGGGGTACGATCTTCGCTTTCGTCACCAGGCGCACCGTTTCCGGTTTGATGGTTCTCCAGAGGTGGATACCTGCGCGGGTGATACCGAACGGGGGTGGGTTCTGCGCGTCGGCTGTCATCACTTCCGTTGACGCTTCTCTATCCATGTCCCACATTTGCATAGACCGATCCCACAGGGACGGCGTTTGCGGCATGAGGACGTTTGCGTAACGGCAGATGACACTCTCAAGTGATGCGTATCGGGCATCCGTTGCCGATAACCCCGCCTTGTACCAGAGGCGTACTGAGTGCGGCGTGGTCGTCGGTTCCGTTTGCCCGCTTGCGGTATACAGTCGAACTAACCCGTATTCGTAATCCATGACGGCGGCGCTGGCGTTGGTGATGACCTGCCCCGCTACCGGGTCAAACGAGATCAACTGCACCGCGCTCGTGGCATCGGCGTATACACGATAGATGTCTACCGCATTCACGTAATCCGAGGCATCGGTTGCGGTGCCTGCTGACTTCGCTTGCTGTGGTTTCTCGATTGCGCCATACGTGTTATCGACGTACTCTTGCGCCCACACGTTCGGGTGGGTGAACACGGCGCGGTGGCCTGTCATGGTAACGGTATTGCTGCTACGGGTGATGGTTAGCGGGTAAATCGTCCAGTCCAGATTGCCCGCTGTCAGTGCGCCGTCAACGGTGCGGAAACACGCTACGAACTCCTGTTCGTTTAGTGCCGTGTCTCCGCCTGTGAGCGTAAACTCTATGGTAGCGCGGTCAAGTATCCCGTCATCGTCGCTATCGGTGTAGGTCACAGTGACGTTATCATCAACCAACGCGGTCGCCCGCTTGCCGATAGCGTGTATGAAGCCATCGGGCAGGTTGAACGTCTGTTGCTTCCACGACGCATCACGATTGACCGCCAGCGTAACCGGGCCTACCCACGTTGGCACCGGGGGATAGCCGAGATAAGGCCATACCCCGTTCACCGCGTTCGTTAGCGCGTCGGCAATCGCGTCCCTATCCCGTTGGATGTAAGGAATGTGTTTGCCCGCGTTCGGTTCGCGGCTGGTGTTGTCGTCGATAAGCTGGTTAAAGCGCCATACGCTTTCAAGCATGACAGCCCGCCAGCGGTCTAACAGGTGGTATTGATCCGCGCTTGCCCGTGCCATTATTCGCCCTTTGCTGCTTTCCGCTTCGGCGCGGGTTCTGCTTCCTCAATCGGTCGCCAGAGTGCCGGATCACGCGCAATCAATGCCGCGCCGTCGGCTTCTGGTACCTCTATCGGTTGCCCGATGTTGACGAGTACTCCCCCGCCAGAGACGGGGAAGTCTACGGTAAAGTCTTTTGTGCGAGTGCCGATGAATTCAAGTTTCACGGTTTACCCGCCTTTACGCTTGCTTTTCGCAGGCGCTTGCACGTCCTCAGGTTCGACGCTTTCCACGAGTTCGGCGTACCCGATTTCAACCAGATACGCAGCAAGGCCATACAGATGAGCATGGTCTACTTCGTAGGTTCCGGGTTCAATTGGATTACCAAACGTGTCAGCCCCGATGTAGGTTTTATGAACGATTAGGGAGGCCATGAGTACGTCCCTTACGCCAGTGTCACGTTACGCAGAGCAATCGTGTACCAGTTGCCGTTATACGCGACGACCTGCATCGCGTTACCGATAGCCGCGCCAAAGGTCGCCACGTCGCCGCTAGTACCCGCGCCATTGAAGCCGGGAGAGGCGTTGGTGACGGTATGCGCTTGCGCGGTCGTGCTGACGATCGTCAACACGGAACCGTCATCCACGCCCGCCAGCGGAGCCGCCAGCGTCAACGCAGCAGCCGAGGAAGCGGTGATGACCGCAACGCCCGACTTGATGCCGATAGCGCCGGAAGCGGCTTCAAGTTCAACCACTTCCTTGTGTGACCCGGTTTGCCCTGATTTTAGATTATAGAGAGGTGCCATTGTGTATCTCCTGTGGGGCAGTTACCCGCCCCACGTTAGTTAGGCTTAGGCAATGGTGACGTTGACGTTACGGGCAGCCGCAGCCGCTTCGTTGTCACGGAAGGCCATGCCGCAGCGCATGTGGGCGGTAAACCAGGTGGTGTACGACTTCGGATCAAAGTCGGTGTAGATTTCCAACTGGCGCTTCCAGCGGAACGCCCACTGATCCGGGCGAACCAACAGGATACGACCGAGGGTGTTGTTGCCGGGGGTAGCGGAAACCGTACCCGCTGCCTGAGCACGACCGAACTGAGCCGAGCGCAGAACTTCTACGCCCCAAATGCGGCACAGAACGCCCTCTACAATCGTAGCGCTGGGGAATACATCCTCAGTACGCAGCACTGCCAGATTGAGGCTGGCAAAGTAGGTGCTGTTATCAATGATGTACATGATTTTGTCAGGGTCGGCCGCAAATCGTCCATCAGTGCCAAGCAATGGCATCAGGTTCAGGTACACCGCTTCAGTCAGGGTGTTGGCCGCGTTGTACAAGTTGGCGGTGTTGGTGATAATCGGCAGTTTCGCCAGACCATCAAACAGCGTGTAAGCAGGCTTGTTAGGAGCCGCCGCCGGGGTACCATCAATCAAGTTCAGGTTGGTGTTAGCGGTCATCACGGTATCACCGTTGATGATGACGTTTTCGAGCGTTTCCGCGCCGACCACGCGAACCTTGCGGTTGGCTTCCTGAAGCAGATTAACGATGCTATCCTGGTCAAGTTCCTGCTGCCAGTAAGTACGCGCCGACAACCGAGCTAACGTGACTTCCTTGTTGCCCGTGCCGATACGGCTTGAGCTATAGGTGGGGGTCAAGTCGTGACTAGAGGTATCGGTATCCGCAGCGCCAGCGGCGTTATAGAACACCATGTCCGCGCCTTCCAGCGGGATGGTTTCCGACTTGTTACCGTCCGGCACTTCCTTCACATCCATGCCGAGTGCAGACATACGGTCATAGACGTTGGTTGCCTGACGAACGGTTTCCCACACGTCAGTGCTGAAGTAGGTGACGGCATACTGTGAACCGAAGTTTGCAAGGTCAACCTGCATGACTTCGTTCGCCTTGATGGCGGGAAGCTGTGACTTCACAGCCAAGTCGTTAGCAGCCGCATCGCCGCGTTCGACCTGCTGGGCGGTCTTGTAAGCCATCGCCTTCAGGTAATCTTCGCTGACGGGCTTGCCAAGCTTGCTCAAAATCTGATGACCGAGCGCCATTTCGGCGGCGTTCAGGTGGTCAAAGCGGCGATCCTGCACGTTTTCAACACGCGCCTTCTGTGCGTTACCGTTCAAGAGTGCGATACCTCCAGTGAATGCGGGAGCCTGCTGGGTCGCCGGGGCGGCGGCTTTCGCGGCTTCGACGGCGCTGTTCACCAGTGCCTCATAAGCGGCTTTCGCAGCGGCGATTTTGTCCGTGTGTTCTTTCAGCATAACCGCGGCCTTGCTGGCAACGGCTGCGAGTACGGGTGCCGGGTTAGCGGCGGCTTCGGGTGCGCTGGCGGCGGGGGTCATTTCAGTGACCAACTGCTGCGCCATTGCAGCCAGTTCTTCGGGAGTGACACTGATCGCGCCAGCCTGGGCAAGGCGGTTCAGAATGTCACTCACCATCTGTTGCAAGTCCATTTTTGTCTCCTGCGTAGTAGGTGAGTTGTCGATAACCGCGCTTGCGGGTGTTGGCTCTATAGGCGCTGCCTCTTTAGCCGTTTCCGCGTCGGCGGGGATGAACCGAGATACATCCAAGTCAAGCGACTTGTAAGCGGTCGCTAACTCGGTAGGTTCGCTATAGTGTTTGGCGGTAATCCATGTACCGCGTGGTTCTGCCGGAGTGGGTGTCAGGCTGCCTTCCACGATAGGCCACTCAAGAATGCGCCCATCGTTGTCCACCTTGACAATGTGCGGGATTGAACCGCTAGACCACCCTAACGCGCCTTTTTCAACCATCTCGTAAACCGATTGCGCGTATTCGTTGTGCATGGCAAGTTGCGCCTCTGCCCACAAGCCGACATCGTTTTTCGTAACCGATGTAATCAGGCCGACGGGTTGCGCCTTGACGGTTTTATCGAGGCCGTGATGGTAGAGCGCCGGGCGGCGGTCATACCAATCAAGGTGATACTCAGTTTCCGGGGTGAAGTATTCGCCGTGTAGGTCGCGTGCTTCCGGGCTGCCGAAGTACACGAGGTATCCTGCAACCCGGCCTTCGCCGAGCGCCTTTAGCGCGTGTTCCATAAGTTATGCCTCTACTGTTTGGTGTAACGCTGAATGAGCTTGCGCCCCGCTTGCCAATGTTGGTCAAGCGCCTTGCGGTAAGCGGCGCGGTCGGCGTTGCCTGTTTTCGGGCGCGTTGCCCACTTCATCAACTGAAACGCGGTTACGCAGTATTGCAGGCGGTTGTCGGTTTCCGCCTGCGTTTCGGTTACGGTAATCGCTTTCAACGCTTGCGCGATAGCGACGACATCACGTAAATGCATCTGCTCAATAGTCAGGTTGTCCACTAGAAGCGCCCCTGTGCTTTTCCCGTAGACCGCACGAGATTGCATTTGCAGTTGAAACCCTTGCATTCGAGGGTGTCCGCTTTCGGCAGCAGGCGGCGGCGCGTCCAGTCTTTCATGCGGTGCCGTTGCCCGTTTAACCGTTGGCAGTCGTCACAGTGTTCGGTTGCGCCGTACACCCATTCATACATGCCGTTCTTATCGGCTAACCCTAGCGCCAGCGTGTAGATCGGATAGATCGACTTGTTAAACCACATGGATGGCTTCTGTTCTGCCATCGCTGCCGTGATGCTATCCTCATCGCTGTACAACATACTCAGCAGACTATTCACGTACTGCCGTTGTTCGCGTATCAGCGTGTCAATCTCCGCTTGCTCATCGGCGTCCGGTTCCGCGTCTACCCCGCCATCGGCGAACCCGTCCCGCGCTGCCTTGTTACCGTGTACGTCAATCAGGTTCATGAATGCTACACGGGCGCGGCTCTTGGTAATCCCGCCCGCCATGATTTCGGCAAGCAAGTCCTCTAGCGCATTCTCGAAGTCTAACCGCGTTGCCTGGATTGCTTTCGCCGCTAACAACGTTTCCGCGTTAGCGAATACCGCCTTAATTGCGTCCTTGTCGTCGCCTGTTTCCGCGAGTGCTGACCGTAGATCGTCTGCGATGGCTGCGGGTATCTGGTAAGCGGTGAACGGGGTAGCCGATTTATAACCCTTGTTTTCGACCTTCTTTAACCACGCCTTGAGTTCGGCAAGCGGGTTAAACGGCTCATGCGGCGTTTCTAGCAGGTTGACGCTAGGTGCATCCGCAGCGGGCAGTTCTGACAGCGCCTTGACGATGGGAGACGCGGTTACGGGCGTTCCACACGGGCAGCTATGTACAAGCGTCTTATCTGCCATGTACCGTAGTTCGGTTGGCTTGACGCGGTACTTGCTGGTATACGGTGGCATTCGGAGCTTCTGCTTGCCATACCCTACCGTAACGTGTGCTTTGTAGTTATCGGGTTCCGTGAATGTCGATGGGCGCAACCCGCTTGCAATCGCCAAATCGTAGAGTTCTTCCTGTAACGCTTTCAGGTCTGCGTTAGAACGTATCAGGAAGCGCAACGGGTATTCAGCGGTTGCGTTATCGAATGTGCCAAGTGTGCCAAGTTTTAATTGCAGTTCGGGTACTTCGACTTCCAACAACGCAGTCTTAAACGCGGCTATCGCGTCATCGGTTGCTAACGGCACATACAGCAAGGTTACATGGAATTCATCAGGCGCATTCCATTTCACTTCCTGATCTGCCATAGAGCCTTGTAGCTTGCGTTGCTCCATAATCAGGTCAGGATGATTACCTAGCGACAAGCCTACCCATGCATCCTTGCCGACAATCGGCGTAGGCGCGGGTAACGCAGCGGTTGCGGGTGCCACCGCTTCCGGCGTAGTCGGGGCAACGGGCGCAGGCGCTTGCATGGGTTCCGCCATCGCGTATGTGCCATCGGGTAGCACGGTCAACGGTACGCGCTGATCTTTTTGGATGAGGTAATCACCACCCTGAATGATGGAATGCCCCAATGTGCTACGGTATTCATTTAGGCTAATGCCGCCTGCCTGAAACACCTGTGTAGCAAGGTTCGCTTTCGATTGCTGATCCTCAAGCGGTGCAATCGCGGTTTCGATATCGAAATAGAATTCGTAGTTACCGAGACCGTAGAACGGAAGCACGACATCGGTTAACCAGGTCGCCATTTCTTCGCAGTAGCGCCCGACGACTGACTGTAAGTAGAACTTACGCTGTTCCGGTGCGCTTTGGTACGTGGCGCTGTCCCAACTCCCTGCTATCGAGTGCGGGATACCGAGTGCAACCGCAATCGACTTCCGCAGGTCTTCGCTAACGTTGGTTGCGCTGGCGTCGAATTCCTGCTGCACTTGCGTGAATTCGAGTGCGCTGTTAATCGCAATCCATCGCCCCTTAGCATCTTCCTTCAGTTGCTCAAGGGCTTTATCGAGTTCGGTTTTCGTAACCGGGACATCGCCGCGTCCGGTCAGGATACCGGATAGCTTGAGGTCGCGTAGGAATTGTTCCAACGTGTACCGTTGGATTTCGCGGTAGATGTTGACATCGTCCATTGCCGATGCCAGCGGCGATAACCCGCGCAAGTCATCAAGGACATTCTCTTTACGCCAGTAACCGATTTCGTGCGGGCGGTAGTTAACGTTTGCGCGGTCGCCATAGTAATCGAAGCGGACGATTTGCCCGTTGCTCACGAACGGTTCCAACGCTAACGGGTTAAGTGCCTGTACCCCGGTATGGTATCCATAGCCATTCTTGAGTGGCAGTACATACGCTTCACCGAAGATGAGGTAAGAGCGCATAAGGTACTGTAACAAGTTCTGCTGACGTTGCTTGCGATTGTCTTTCATCGCCAGCATAAACGGGTGGTTTTCCGCTTCCGTGTCGGTTGCGTTATCCCATACGCCGTAGGGGATCGAGGTTACGTCATTCGTAATCAGGTTGACGGCGTTTGCGACGTAAGCGTTGGTTGCCGCCGCCATCGCGTAGGATTGTTTGTCCTGCCCCCACTTTTGCCGCTGCTGATGCTGTAGCGCGGTCGGCAGTAACCCCGAATACGCGCCGCCGTTCTTGCCCGACACCTGATAGACCATCTTGCCATCGAACATATACACCGATGGCTCAGTCGATAGCGGCTTGCGGGTATCGCGGCGCGGTTGCCGACGGAATAGGTTGAGGGCGTTGGAAACGATACTCACGGGTTAACCCTTTGCGACGTGATACCACGCCAGCGCGGTAGCCATTACGAGGTCGTCATGTGCGCCGCTACCCGCTTCGTAGACCCATTTACCATTGGCCTGCTGTTTCGAGATGTACGAGCGCATTTCGTGCTGCATAGCGGGCAAGGCCTGAAGCTTCAGACCGCCGTTGTGCAAGCCGTGCTTTAGACCCTGAATAATCATCGGTTTCGTGCGCTCATTCGTATTAAAGGCGTACAGTTCAATACCGTCGTACAGGCGTTCACCCGTTGCCGAGTATTCGCCCGCTTGCAAGAGTTCGATATTCGTATACCCCATACTGTTGCTCTCACCGATCACAGGTGCATTCCACTTGTGCGCGGTGTGAGCGATGCGGGTACGTATCTCTTGCCATTCGACGCGGTTAATGTGCAGGCAGTCCACCATTTCATAAGTGTCTGCATCAATGATGACGAGTGCGGTGTAATCACTCGATTGCGCGAAATCGAGGCCACCGACGTAGCGATGACCCGGTATCGGTTCGGCGTACAACGGCGCGGTAAACACGCCTTCGATGTTGCCGAAGTACCCGTTACCCGATGTCAGGAAGCAGGTGCGCGGGTCTTCCGGGTACTCCTGCGGGAACAGGTCGCCTAGTTCGGCAATCTTTGCCCGTCGCCATGCAATCTGTTCAGGCGCTAACCCATGCCGCGCAACCAACGCTGCCTCGTCTTCGGTGTACCGGAGTTCGGCGGTGACGGGTAAACGGTAATCGTCATCCCACCACCAGGCGTAGAAGTGCAACTTCCAACCAGAGTTACCCGACAGCGCCGCCATACACTGCTCATAGAACCAACCCTGAGCGCCGTTGGGTGTGCTTTCCAGTTCGATACGCCCAAAGCCGTGCGGTACGCCCTGCATCAAACCGGCCATGATTGCGCGTGCATCAGTCCAAAACGCCACTTCAGAACCGTGAATGCGATTATAGGTACCGCCGCGTCCCTTTTGCCGACTGCCAGCTGTCCCGATGTGGATAACGGATTGCGTGGTCGGATACCGCGCTTCCGTGGCGTTATCGATGGAGCGCACGGGCTTCCGGTTATCCGGTAGCGTATCGTAGTACCGCTGTTGCATCCGCCGTAGCTTTTGCGTGGTGTCATCGTCGTGGGCAAGCACGCCCGCGCTTACGGTTGTGTTCACCGCGCTTGTGAAGATGTCAGCCTGTATCACGGTACTGAAGCCGAGTTGCCGCGCTTTCAGGATCAAATCGCGTCCGGTACGG